CTGCTAGAACTTTAACCCTTCTCCCATGACACATCAACCGATTCAATAAAAATCTCTAGTCATCTTATGACCGTACATGTTACACTACCTTCCCTTAAAAACCTTCCCCCATTATTGGAGTTAAAATTAAATGCGTAACTTAATAATAATTGATTTTGAAACCTACTACTCTAAAGAGTATGGTCTCAATAAGTTAACGACTGAAGAATATATAAGGGATGAAAGATTTGAGGTAATAGGGGTATCCATTAAAAAAGATAGTTTAGACCCTGTTTGGAAAAGTGGTACTCATGAAGAAATAAAAAATTTTTTGCTATCTTACGATTTAGAAAATAGTTTTGTTGTTGGCCACAATTTAAGATTTGATGGTGCTATTTTAAGTTGGGTATTTAATATTAAACCGAAAGGGCTTATTGATACTTTTAGCATGGCTTCCATACTGCATGGTTTAACAGAATCCCTATCCCTTAAACACCTTTCTGAGCTATACAGTATAGGCGCGAAAGGAAGAGAAGTGTTAGATGCCATCAACAAAAAACGTAGTAATTTCACAATAAAAGAACTAGATGCTTATGGTTTATATTGTTGTAATGATGTAAAACTAACACATGAACTTCTTTTAAAAATGATACCTTCATTTACAAAAGAAGAACTTAAACTTATAGATTTAACCATACGTATGTTTACCGAGCCTTCTCTACGAATAAACAAAACTTTACTCATAAAACATTTACATGAAGTAAAGGAAAACAAACAAAATCTTTTGAACAAAGCTAACGTAGATAAAAAAATATTAATGAGCAATCCTCAGTTTGCTGACCTACTAAGAACCCTACAAATTGACCCACCCATGAAAATAAGTCCCACCACAGGTAAACCCACATTTGCATTTGCTAAAACCGATCAAGGTTTTAAAGACCTCCTTGAGCACCCAGACGAGAAGATTCAAATCCTTGCTGGTGCAAGAATTGGTAACAAATCTACTATAGAAGAAACACGTACGGAAAACTTTATAAACATATCCAACAGGGGATTACTGCCCGTTCCGCTAAAATACTCTGGTGCTGTGGTAACTCACAGGTGGAGTGGTAGTGATGGCATAAATATGCAGAACCTTCCCAGGAGTTCACAGTTAAGACGAGCTTTATGTGCTCCACGAGGACATAAATTAGTGGTTTCAGATTTAAGCAACATAGAATTGCGTTTGGCTTACTGGTTTTCTAACTCCCACCAAAAAGTTAATCAAATAAAACAAGGTATAGACCTGTATACTCAATCCGCATCAGACATCACAGGAACACCTTATGACGAAGTGGATAAGGATTTACGTTATATATTTAAGGTAGTTAATCTATCTGGAATATATGGAGTTGGCCCTAATAAAATGCACAGCATCTTGACACAAGGGGGAGTACAAAAGGATCTCGATGAAGTTAAGAATATAGTGTACGCTTATAGAAGAAACAACCCAGAACTTGTTGAGGCTTGGTCAAAAGCTGAAGAGATGCTAACTGCTGTTATGAATGCCCAAGCATATAAAATGGGGGCGTCTGGTATTATTAGTAGTGTCCCTAAAAAAGGAATGTTGAAACCTAATGGTATGTTACTGGGACTCCCTAACTTACGAATACTAAAAAATAAAGACGGCCGAGAGTCGTGGGCATATGATAAAAAGTTAGGTAGAAAGATAATTCCAGAATATATTCACCCAGCCAAGACTTTTCAAAGGTGTATTCAATCACTCGCTAGAGACGTCATAGGAGAGCACTTAATTTCTGTAGCTGGTAAATTTAAAGTGGTAATGACTGTGCATGATGAATTAGTTATTGTATGCCCTGATAATGATGTAGATAACTGTGTAGAATATGTAAAAAAGTGTATGACAACCGCTCCGACATGGTGTGAGGATTTACCTCTTGCATGTGAAATTGGTTACGCTGACAACTATATGGATGCTAAATAATGAAAAAATTTACTTGGTCTTATTCTAGTGCTACTACATTTGAAAAATGTCCTAAGCAATACTACCACCTGTACGTAAAAAAAGACGTTAAGCAAGACCCCAACCAAAAACATTTTTTATATGGTAACGAAGTTCACAAAGCCGCAGAGTTGTACGTTAGAGACGGCTTACCCCTCCCTGATAAGTTTTCTCAATTTCAAGCGCCATTAGATAAATTAATTTCTATCCCAGGAGAAAAATTTTGTGAGCATAAAATTGGGCTAACGCAAACCCTTGAACCCACTGAGTTTTTTTCTGACGTCGTGTGGTGGAGAGGGGTAATTGATTTATTGATACTTGACAAAGACCAAAAGGTAGCTACAATTATAGATTATAAAACAGGAAAAAATAGTCGTTACGCAGACATGCGCCAACTATCTTTAATGAGTGTAGCAATATTCAAACATTTTCCTGGAATAGAAAAGATTAAGTCAGCATTATTATTTTTAGTGAGCAAAGAAGTTTTACGATCTGACTACAAAATTGAAAAAGTTGACGATATGTATAAAGAGTGGGGTTCATTGGTTAAGAGAATAAACCAAGCTTATGAAAGTGATGTATTTAATGCGTCCCCTAACTTTGCATGTCGTAGTTTTTGCCCAGTCGAACAATGCGCACACTGGGGCAAATGATGATTAAGAAAAGAAAAAGAAATTACCAAAAAGAAAATGAGTACAAGAAAAGACCAGAGCAAATAGCGGCGCGTGTAAAAAGAAATGCTGCTCGCAGACTACTCATACGAGAAGGTTTAGTAAAAAAAGGTGATGGCACACATGTAAACCATAAAGTCCCTTTAAGTAAGGGTGGTTCTAACGATAGGAAAAATCTAAGTGTTAGAGACGGAAAAAAGAATAGTTCCTATGCTAGAAACAAAGACGGTTCGATGAAAAGAAAAACTTAACATAAGAGGTCTTCATGACATTCTACATAGAAGCAAACATCGGTGAGAAAGAAAGATGCATCACGGTAGAAGCTATCACTGTAGAAGAAGCAGAAGAAAAAGCTCATAAGTTGTTAGGGGAAGGTTGTTTCATCCAAGCTGTTTCTACATTTCAACCATCACAACGGTCATAAGTTAGGGGAAGGTTATGCTAGATAGTCTATGCATTATATTTTATACGGCTTATTTTAAGTGGGCTGATGGTTCGTACAACCCTATCCCTCAAACGACAAACCGCATTGAGATTAAAACTGAAAAGCTTAAAACTTTATTATTGAAAACAAAAAACAATACTTGGTATGGAATTGTAAACGGTAAAATATTTTATGGAGAATTGCCTAAGTATAGAAACTACATTTGTAAGTTAGCTGATAAAGAACTTTTACCAGAGGTAGCTTATAAAAGACGTGCAGTTTTAGTAGAGAATTAAAATGCAGTATATAAAAGACTCTAACATTTTAAGACCTCCTACTCCTAAAGAAATAAAAGACCTTAGAACAGATACTGGGTTAACTGTTGCTCAAGCATCTAACCTAATACATAAAACAGCACGATCTTTTCAAAGATGGGAACGAGGGGATGGTGATATGCCCTTAGCTTATTGGGAGCTGTTTGAACTAAAATGTAAAGTTCTTAAAATGCGTGAAGGCGCTATGGTTTAAATGGAAGACTTTTATGTACCAAATGAAAAAGAAATTAAAGGGCACAGACTACGAGCGCAAATGACACAGGGTCAAGCGGCCAAGTGTTGTTGTGTAGCACAGGCTACTTGGGCCAGGTGGGAATCTGGTAGGAACAAAATGCCACCAGGTTTGTGGAAATTATTTTTAATTGAGCTTAAATATGAAAGTGATATTAAAGAAGTTGAAGAAGAAATACCGGCGACTTCTTTAGACGAAATAACTGAAACATGGGATCAAGATTATATTAGTCAATTAGAGGGACGTTAAAAATGAGTGAAGAAAAATTGTTAAAAATGGACGGATACAACAACTGCCTAATTGGAAAAATATCCGGGGCAGGCATGCCAGACAAATTATGTTACAGCTATGATTTAGTTATTAAAGAAAATATGAACATGGGTATGACACATGAAGAAGCAGTGGAGTACTTTGAGTATAATCAAAGAGGTGCTTATGTGGGCGAGCATACACCTTGCTTCCTAGAGAACATAGCATTTACAAATGAAGATCTATAAATGGAAATATATAAAGACAAAGCTTTAATAGTAAACACAAAAAACCCTAACCTTATACTATCTAGTATACCTAAAAGTAGGGTTTTAAAGTCTTATGAGAATGGTGTTTCACAAGTTGTAGTTAACTGGGGTATTGATGAAGTAATTACTTTATCTAAATTAGTTAAATGGCCACCTTCACCAATAACTAAAGACTATAAATGGCCCGGCATATACAAACCATTTAATCACCAAAAAGAAACAGCTGATTTTTTATCAGCTCATAAGAGAGCATACTGCTTGAGTGAAGCGGGCACAGGTAAAACCTCTGGGGTTATATGGGCCGCAGATTACTTGATGGAACAAGGTAAAATTAAAAGAATGTTAGTTGTATGCCCTCTATCTATTATGAAGGCCGCCTGGGAAGCAGATTTATTTAAGACTGCTATGCATAGAACTGTAGCCATAGCACATGGAAGCGCTGAAAAAAGAAAGAAAATTTTAGCTCAAAATACTGACATTGTTGTTATTAACTACGATGGCATTGAAGTTGTGCGAAAAGAATTAAAAGAAGGTAAGTTCGATTTAATAGTAGTGGACGAAGCTAACTACATTAAAACTGTTACAACTAAACGATGGAAATCACTTAACAAACTAATTGACCCAGACACATGGGTATGGTTGTTAACTGGTACACCCGCCGCACAATCACCGTTCGATGCATATGGATTAGCTAAAATGGTAAACCCCGTTGCTGTACCACGTTATGCCGGTACGTTTAAAGATATGGTTATGCAAAAAGTTGGTCAGTTTAAATGGATACCTAGATACAACGCTCAGGATATAGTATTTAAAACATTACAGCCTGCTATACGCCACACAAAAGAGGAATGCCTGGACTTACCAGATGTGCTGTACACGTGTAGAGAAGTAGAGTTAACACCCCAGCAAAACAAATATTACAAAAAACTTAAGAAAGATATGTATATGCAAGCGGCGGGGGAAGAAATAACTGTGGTCAATGCGGGAGTTATGCTGACCAAATTATTACAGGTTAGTGCGGGATCTATATATTCAGACAATGGTGAGACTATAGAGTTCGATATAAAAAATAGACTTACAGCGCTCAAAGAAATAATAAATGAAGCAACTCATAAGGTATTAGTCTTTTGTTCTTTTAGACATAGCATTAACAGGATTAAAGACGAGCTAAACAATAGCAATATAACTTGTGAGTCTATACATGGTGATGTGTCTATGGGCAAAAGGACTGAAATATTTAACAACTTTCAAACAACTCCGGACCCGCAAGTATTAATTATTCAGCCTCAAGCTGCTTCTCATGGGATTACTTTACACGCGGCTAACGTAGTAGTTTTTTGGTCGCCTGTGTTGTCAGTAGAAACTTACATACAATGTTGCGCCAGGGTTGACAGAGCAGGGCAACGTAACCCTATGACTGTAGTTCATCTGCAAGGTAGTCCAGTAGAAGAGAGAATGTATAAAATGTTGCAGGGCAAAATAGACTTACATACACAGTTAGTTGATTTATATAAGGAAGAAATAGGGGTTTGACATTGTAAAAATGTATGCTATGCTTTAGTTTTAATCAAAACGGGGGTAAATAAAGGTGAATGAAATAATGACAAGTACTAGAAGCGACGGTTTAAAAACAGTTGTAGAAATGGTTGAGATAAAAGCTATGACTGGCGAAGACATTGAACGGATTATGAAAGCCATCTTAGAATTACGTGAAAAAATAGCCACTCACGAAAATGAAGCAAAAAAAATGAAAAAAGAAAAATCAGAACTCGATAATATTCTTATTGAAGCTTGCCGTTATTTAAAAACTGATAGTCTTAAAAATAAAGTGGGAACACTCAGTAGACGAGTTAAAAAACGTTATTGGACTACAGATTGGCCAAGCATGTATAAGTTTATTAAAGACAAAGGCCTTATAGAGTTTATGGAAAAAAGGCTAAACCAAACAAATATAAAAGAATATATAGCTGAAAACCCTGATGAGTTACCACCAGGTTTAAGCTCATCTTCTGAATATACGGTGTCTATCCGTAAAAATAGAAGCTACGAGGAGGTAGAATAATGACAAGTGAAATAGATGTATTTAAAGACAAACCTACAGAAATGGTTAAAAGTAATAGAGAGGATGGGTTTTCTCATAACATAACTGGAAGCTCATCTACAAGCAAAAGGATTTCTATACGTAATAATTTATTTAGGTTAATTATTAACGGGGAAGAAATTAGCAAAAGCAATCAACGACACTTAGATGTGGTTATTGTAAATGCTTCTCCTTCTGTGCACAGGATGTTTTACCCTGAAGCATACAGACCGGGGACTAAATTATCTCCACCTTCATGTTGGAGTTCTGACGCTCAAGTTCCTGATAAAGATGTATTAGAACCACAGCATAAAGATTGCTCTGAATGTCCACAAAACATTAAAGGCTCAGGCCCTAATAACACTAAAGCATGTAGGTTTAGTAGACGCATAGCTGTTGTTATGGCAGATAATTTAGAAGGCGATGTATATCAATTAACTCTTCCTGCTCAATCTATATTTGGAACGGGTGATGATACTGGTAAACCATTAAATAAATATGCGGATTACGTAAAAGCAAATAAAGAAGCCGTAGGCTCAGTAGTTACTCGTATGTCTTTTGATGAAAACTCTTCCAGTACTAAGGTTAAGTTTTCGCCGGTCTCTAGATTATCGGATGAAGAATTTGAAATATCTAAAGGCCAGGGAGCTACTGAAGATGCTCAACGAGCTATTACTTTAACTGTAGTTAAAAGAGAGCCTGAGGTGGATGAAAAAGATTTACCTAAAGCTTTTAGATTAACTGAAAAAGATGAAAGCGATGAAATTGAAGCTGAGAAAAAAGAAGCAGTTGCTGAACCTGTTAAGAAAAAAACAAGTAGAAAAAAGAAAACTAAAACTGAAACGCCTCAAGGCGATATGTTTAAAGAGTCTGAAGACAAACCCGTACAAGACACAGGTGATGTGAGTCTTGATGATTTAGTATCTGATTGGGAGTAGGAGATAATATGAGAGGTTATTCACAAAAAGTAATTAATGATAATAAAAAAGCTACACCTGTAACACCCGGCATAAAGTTAGGTAAATTATGTATCAAACTTATGTACCCCGCGGCAGAGATAGCTAAAAAACTAAGTACATCTAGGCAATGCGTTTATAATTGGTTTTGTGGTAAGTCCACACCCAGTAAAAATAACATTGAAAAAATAAATCAGTTAATAAAAGATTTAACTGCTGAATATAAATGATGCCGCACCATGCAAATAAAAGAATTTTTACGCCATGTGTGGTCGGAACAGGGCTTCTATTGCGTTGTAGGTAAAGATCAACAGAATATTATTCACCCTAAATTTGTCAAAACTATTGACGAAGTAGAGAGACAAGCGCTTAAACTTTTAAAAGATAAACAAGACGTTTATTTTGCTTGCTCTACATGGGTTGAACCTACTGATAGAAAAAAGCCTAATGCTAAAGAACAACGTATCTTATGGTTAGATATTGACTGCGGTTATGATGAAAAGAAACGCCGCTGGAAAGACTATCGTACCAAAGAAGATGCTCTTGTTGCTTTACGAAAATTTACTGATGATACTAAATTACCAGCTCCTACATTAATTGATTCTGGGAGAGGTATACATTGTTATTGGTCATTCACTGAACCTGTAGACAAAGTGGTCTGGCTTCCTGTATCTCAAGGTCTTAAATTTTTATGCGTTAAGTATAGTTTTTATGCTGACCCCATGTGCACAGCTGATGTAACTCGTATACTCAGAATACCCAACACTAAAAATTTTAAAGACATCGACGACCCTCAAGAAGTCAAAGTCATAAAAACAGGTAAGCCAACTCCATTTGAAGAACTTGCGTCTCTTATACCAGTGCAAGTGGTAAAAGAATTTACACCGCGAAGAGAAGCAGACGCGGCCACCAAAGCATTACTAGGTAATAATTCATCTAGATTTAGAAAAATTATTGAGCGTTGTAAAATAGACGACGGGTGTGCGCAGTTACACCATATAATGACAAAACAACAAGAAATAGAAGAACCTCTTTGGCGGTCTGGTTTATCAGTTGCTGTGCATTGTGAAGACAAATC